CGTCAAACTCGCTAATGATGGGGATTGTTACAGCCATTAGCGAGTCAGTCTATTCGTCGTAGCCTTGTTGATTTTTTCAACGACATCTTCCAGGTTCTTATTGACCTGATCAGCGTGACGCTCATACGAAGGCCACATCAAACGCGACGGAGCGCCATACAGACTTGATAGCGCTGATGCCAGCCGATTAGGTGCGCCTCGACCAGCCATGTCAAAGATTGTGCCTGCCGGGCTTTTCATTGTCACACTGAACACGGCAAGACTGTTGCCACGCCTGCGATTGCTGAACCGCGCAATGATGCTCTTGCTAACAGCACTCTGCGCCCAGGGCATTAAACGTCCGCCCTTCCAGTTACGTGACATGCCCGACAAGGGTAGATTCACGACCTTGCCTCGAGCATCCTTGACAATCGGATCCACAATCGTCTTGAACTCTTTCTTGATTTCTTTGGCGAGCTCAGGCTCCATGCGTTGCAACTCGCGCAGCGTCTCCTTCACGCCCACAACGGTTACGGATGTCTCAGCCACGGTTTTGTTGCTTTCTCGCCAGCAGTAACACGGTAGCCAAATCCTCAGAATCAAACTCAACGTCCGGGGGCCACCACCCGGTAGCCAACAGCAGCTCCGCTAACTGGCGGCGGACGCTGTGGCTTCCGTAGGGTTTGCGTTGGCGGTCTCTACCACCTCAAAATCCTCAACGGACTGCAACCACGTGTCGTAATCACGACCTTCACGCTTATTGACGTTCAACTGATGCCACGCCATGTACATGATGTCATCGATACCGATACCGGCTTGCAGATCGCTGGCGCGGCGCTTGAACTTGCGTTCCCACGCAGCAGCCGTTGCGATTGTCGTTGTGACTTGCTCTGTAACCAATTCCGCTGCTGGTGTCTTGAACGACACCTTGATGGTTAGTTTCACGCCGTCACATCCTCAACCAACACGCCGCCAGTGATGGTGATTTCCACTTCGGACAGTTCACCGACCGAGCCGTTAATCAGGTCAAGCGACTCGAGGTAGCCACCAGTGATTTGGAACTCAGGGTTGGTTGAAGAGATGGCAGCCGAGGTTGGCTTCACTGCGACGTACACGTTGGTGCCGACCAATGCGGTCAGATCAACGTAGGTGCCTGGCGTTGCCGAGTATTCCATCAACAACGTTGCCGTGACGGTCACATTGGTAAGTCCACCGACGAACTGGCGGCCTGTGTTGCCAAATGACGTTGAGTCAAGCGCTTCACGCGACTTGGTGATCACTACCGACTTGCACTGGTCGGTCAGGTCTTTGATGCCGGCAAGGTTCGGGCCGATGCCGAATGTTGGGCTGGCAAGGTATGTGGTTGCATTAGCCATGTAGCGAATCTCCTCTACGTCGAGGGTCGCTGCTTACCCGATGGGCAGTCTAGTAGCGCTATGGGCTTACTTTGGTGTTAATCGTCAGCTCGTAGGCAGGGTAGTCAGCGCCACCGTACGACACCGTGGTGGGTCGTGCATCGGTCAGCCCAATCTGAGCTGCGCGTACCAAGTCAATGTGATCAAGCAGGCTGTCAAGCGTCCTGTTATCGCCGGTGCCCAGGGCGATTACCACAACACGAAATTCCATATCAGCAACGACGTTGGTTGCCATCATGATGGTCGGTGCCTCGACTAGCGCGCATGGTGGGTTGAGGTTGCGTGGATCATCAAACACTCGCAGCCCGGTAATGGTCTGGAGCTTGGTTACTAGCTGGTCGTAGCCATCCTTGAACATGTTGGACATGTCAGGCCACCTGTGGCTTATTGACTCCGAGCAGGCGCAAAATTTGACCGTAGTTGCCGGTCACCGGGCCACCTGTTGCTAGTGGGTCAAAGGATGCAAAGGCTTCGGTGCTGCCACGTTCGCGGTACAAAATTGCCGCATATTGCACTGCCGCCAATTTGCATGCGCCATCCGGCACGGTGCTGGGCGAATCAAAATAGCCAGATTCCTCACGTTTACGGTACGCAAATTGGTTGGCTGCGCTTAGCGCCATGTTCGCTACGTCAAGGTCAGCACTCGGGTTCGTAAACGTGAATCCGAGGTAATCCTCAAGATCACCAAGCACAATCCATGAGCAAGTCACCGAATAGGTGCATGTGCCGGTGGTAGCTGCTCGATCTACGTCCGCGGTCGTGAGCGCGAACTGCACCTGATTCTGGATGATGGTGTCAGTGTCGTACTGGTAATCGCCTTGCTGCGATACGCCAACGAAGTAGTACTCCGGCAGGGCAAGGATTTTGTGCGTGCCATTCCATGGCGCGCCAATGCCCGACAGCGTTATTGACTGGCCGACCTCAAAGTTGTGAGGCTCAAGCAGTTGAACGATGGCAACGTTACTGACAACCTGCTTATGGGTTACCGAGTAAGTTGCCACCGTTCAATGTCACCTGGAGGGAGTGAACTTAAACAGCTTTGCGGAACTTCTGCGCGTCAATCATCAATGTGGCGAAGTAGCCACGGAACTTGATGTAACGCGACAGCGATCCGTCAGCGGCTTCAACTTGGATTGCGCCCTTTTGCTGCTCAAAAATCTCAAAGCCGCTTGGGTCACCGATGATGATGGTGCCGCTGGCGAAGTTGCGATCAACGACGACCGTGAGGCCGAATGCGTTTCCGGTGGTGCCACCGGGCTGAAGCGTGCCGAATGCGTTCATTGGGCCGACTTGTGGGAACAGCGGTCGATCAGCTGAGTCGCTGAGCTTGCCGAGTGCTGACCACTGGTCTGGCGAAAGAAACAGGTGGGTTGGCAGGTTGCCGTTTGAGCCGCTGAGGATTGCCGATGCTGCGTCGTACATCCAAGCTGCCCAGTTGGCTGGGTCGGTCATTGGCGAAGTGAACGTCGTGGTCTGCGTTGCACCGCTGACCAGCGCGTCGGCAGCTACGTTGTCGGTTTCGTTGGCGTAGATGCGCGCCATGTCATCAACCAGCAAGCCGATGACTTCCGGCTCGGTCCAATCCATGTCTTCCTCGGACAGGCGAACGTAGCCGCCATAGACGCCCTTGGTGACGTTGTTGTTTGACACAACGAACGTGCCCTGGTCAAGGTTGGCGTTTTCGCCGTTGCTTGCACCAATCGTGGTGTGCGTGGTGACTGCTGGGCGACGGAACACTTTGCCGCCACCGGGCATTGCACGAACGCCGATTGCGTCAACGACCGGGCGCAGCCCACGGAAGTTGTTGTACACCGGGCCGAGGATTGGCTCTGGCAGAATGCCAGGCGTGTCGGTCGTGACCACATCGGGCGCAGCTGCGCGGATGTTGGCGAGGAACTGCTGTGCCTCGGCTCCGCCTTGGAGAATTTTGCTGATGTACTCAGCAGCTGAAGGAAGCTTGAATTCCTTCTTGGGTGCAGCGAACAGCATTTGTGGTGCTGGTGCTGGTGCTTCTACGGATGCTTCGACCTTGACTTCGGACATTGTGGTTGTCTCCTCTTGTGGTTCGGTCGCTGCAACCTCTGTAATCATAGCGCCCTTGAACGCAGGTGCCGTGACTAGCGACAACTCTACCCAGTTCGCCTTCTTGATGACCATGGTGCCGTTGTCATCGTAGGAAGCGTCAACTACGTCAACGCCTACCGATACCGAGTCCACGGCTTCGTCTTTGATCAGCTCGAGCATGTCGTTGCCCTCGGATGTGGCGCTAATTCGGGCCGTAAACAGCATGCCCTCCTCAGAGTCCAAGCGCCCGGTGACTACGCCTACTGGCTGCTCGGAGTCGTGGTACTTGAGCAGCTTGGGTTTCTTGCCGGTAATGGGCAGTGAGCCGCGCTCAAACTTGACGCGAGTACCGTCGCTGACCGTTGCCTCGGTGTTCCAAGGTACGGCAACACCGCTGATCGAGCGTGGCGATTCGCCATCCTCAGCCAGGACGAATGTGTTTTGTGCAGTTAGGCGAATCATGAGTCCTCGTTTTCTGTTTCGGCTGGTTGCCTCCGAGTCGGTGCAGCGTTGTCCGACCCGGAGGACATTTCTGCTTCCTCCAGATAACTATCTACGTCCAAATAAATGTAGCGACCGCGTGGCGTGATGTTGTTCATGCTGAGCGTCTGCTCGATGCAGTCAATGAATGGCTTGGCACCAAACAAATACAAATCTTGACGTGCTTGCTGCGCGTTTTGATACGTCATGCCAGAGCCTGACGGTGCACCAACCAGGTACGGAGGAATGTTTGCGATGCGTGCCATCTCAAGCGCCTGATACGTGCGTGCTTCGGTTAGTTGCAGCTTGCTCGGATCCATGTACGACTCTTTCCAGTCCACGTACTGGTTCAACGCAGCAATGGCGTTGTTGTTTCGTGCAGCTGCAAAGCCAGCAGCCAGGTCGCTGAGCTCCTCGGCGCTCAATGGCTCGCCTTCAGTTTGCTTGAGCACACCGGCTGGAGTCTGATTCTTGGCAAAGCGCTCGGCGCTGGTATCAAGGTTGATGTTGGTGCGAATTGATCGAGCACCCATCGTGAGCAGGCCTTGAATTGGGCTAAGGAACTGCACCACGTCGTTTGGGTCAAGTTTGTAGCCGTTGAAGTACACCTCTTTGCTCGGGCCAAACCATTGTGGGCCAGCCTGGTCGCGTGTCTGCACATCGGCTGCCGGTATCCACGTGAACGTGGCTGGGAAGCCGTTGCCGAATCGGCTCGTGACAATCCAGAACGCACGACCGTAGAACAGCAAGTCATCGGTTGTCCACGACATGATGAAGTTGCGTGTCACATTGGGGTCGGGTTGATGGAACCATGTGTCATCGGGCAATTCCAAATCTTCGTACTCGTCATCCATCCACTGTTTGGCGTACTGATGAATTTCTAGGCAGCCAACCATCGAGCAGATCAGGTCACGTGCCCGGCTGATGGTGGGAATCTGGATGGCTGCCGACCGATTGAAGTCGGTCGTGTAGGTCATGAAGTTGCCGACCAGCGGATTGCCGGCAGCACCAGCTGCACCAATCTGTGCGTTTGTGTTGTTAGCGACTGCGCGCTTCAGTGAAAATGCCATCGTGGCAACAGTCTAGGCACTCGATGCAATCATGGGTCGGTTGATCATCGGGCGCGGCTTGCTCATCAAGCCGACAGCCCACACCAAGCAACGTGCCAACTCAATCGGCCCGGACGATTTCTGTGATGACAACGCAATAGCGCCTGGAGTTTTGACAGCGACAGCTCGACCGACATGCTCGGCCAGCATCGTCTCACCAGTATGCGCAACGCGACCCTCATTGATCAGGTTCTTGACCATTGACGTGTAGCGGCCTATCTCTTGGTAGCCGACCAGCACCCTGCGACGTTGCAGATCGGAAGGGCAGTTGGTGTCCAGTGTCGGCGTAATAGCAACTTGTAAGCCTGAGTTGGCAAGCAACTGAGCACGAATGTTATCCCACACCTGTGTCACTGTTTCGCACATGAACGCGACAGTCGCAGTCAGGATCCCAGCAGTGTTTGCGTTCACACGTACAGCCACATACCTGCCATCGTCAAGCGACACTTCTACGGCGAGCACGCCACCGGGCAACGGTGGCAATTCGGTACGAAGCGATTCCCACTTGCCAGGCGCTAACCACGACAGCTCTGATTGCACCCATAGGTTCACGCTAGATCGAAGGAAGCCTGCACGATTCGGGCCTTTGGATTCAGCCTGGACAGTGCGAATGTCAAGTGTGTGTCCGAGCGCTGGGTTGGCGTACTCCCACGCAGCCTCGCTCATCGGGTCAAGTTCAGGCGGTGGGCTGTACTCAGCCAAGTACACAGAATTCGTTACCTCGCCCGAGTCAATCGCACGTATGCCTTGCTCACGCCAACGCAACATCGCAATGCTGTCCTCAGTACCGGCTGTACTCCACATCGAGCACAACGGATTTGGTCGCGCGCGTTGGGTTGGCAGCAGGCCGATGTCAAGGGTCTCCGAATCAATGCCGAACACTTCGTCCGCAATGATGAGATCAACAGACATACCGTGACCGCTTGAGGGCCGAGCTGCTTTGACGTGCCACTTAGAATCACCGACCTTGATGCTGTTACGACCATAAGCCCACACAGCCTTGACACCAAACTTGGCCTCAATGATTGGCGCTAAATCTTGGAATAAAGCAGTCGCTAGATCAAGCCGGTGCGCAGTAGTCAAAATTGTCTGGGGGCCGACCTGCGTAGCGTGCTGAGTCAGCCACCAGCCCAATAACGCTTTTAGCGCTACGGTCTTGCCGTTTTGTCGTGCGACACTGACGAGAGAAACGTGGTTGAGCAACTGCCCTTGAGCATCGACGGCAAGCTGACCGTTGAGAACATGCCTCTGCCAGGGCATGAGCTCCATTCCGAGAATACGCTGAGCCCAATCTGCAACTTCCGGGCCGTACGATCCGGCAGCGTCCGTGATGATCGTTTCAATTCGCGGCAGGTCATGACCTTTCCCTTTCCGTTCAATCACTTTCCCTTGGGATAAAGAAAGAGA